AACCATCAAACGGATACACCGATGGTCTAACTGTTCCTTACACACGCATTCGTGCAGTTGAAAACTACTTGTTCCCAGTTGAGTCAGAGCAGAACCTTGTGAAAGTAACAGGTGTCTTTGGATGGCCTGCAGTCCCAATTGCAATCACTCAGGCTTGTGTCGTTCAGTCGTCACGTTTGTTCAAGCGTCTTGACAGTCCTCTCGGAATTGTCGGATTCGGGGACATGGGCGCAATGCGCGTGACTCGTTACCTTGATCCAGATGTTGAACAACTTGTTGCTCCGTATCGCAAACTTATGAATTTTGCATAATGGCTCTAATCTCTGAACTTCGAACTGGGCTTGCAAACAACCTTGCAACGATTAGTGGATTGCGTACAACTCCAACTATTCCTGACAATCCAAGTCCACCCATTGCTGTGATCTTGCCGCAAGGCGTTGAATACGACAACACATTTGGTCGTGGAATGAATACCTACACATTCGCAGTGACAGTCATTGTTGGTCGTGTATCAGAACGATCTGGTCAGAATGCCTTGGATGCTTACGTTTCTTCAACAGGATCGTCATCAATCAAACTGGCGATAGAATCAGACAAGACACTTAATGGAAAAGCATTTGACCTGAGAGTGACCGACTCCCGCAACTACGGTGAACTTACCGTAGGTGAGGTAACATATTTATCAGCAGAGTTCACAGTGCTTTGCTACGCAAACTAGGAGCAACAAAGATATGCCAAAATTCGCCGCCACTGATTACTCAATCAGCATCAACGGAACATCCTTCTCGACATCCCTTAACAGTGCTGAACTTTCCATCGAAAGCGACGACTTAGAAACAACCGCATTCGGTGGCGAATGGCGCACCCGTATCGGTGGCTTGAAGTCAGGTTCCCTAACACTTTCTTTCATGCAAGACTTCGGTGCAGCATCTGTAGATGCAACCTTGTATCCGCTACTTAATTCAGCAGCAACTGTTGTCATCAAGCCAACATCAGGAACTGTTACTTCAACAAATCCTTCATACACTGCTGTATGTCTAGTGAACCAGTACAGTCCATTCGCAAGCAGCGTAGGCGACATAGCCACGCTCAGCGTAACTTGGCCTGTCAGCGGAACTATTACGAGAGCCACTGCATAACATGAGAATAAACCTGCGCGTTGAATTCATAGATGGCAATACAAAAGATGTCACCTGTTCAGCAAAAGACCTAGTTGCGTTTGAAGAAAAATACAGTCGCAGTGTGGCGCGTTTCGAACAAGAGATGCGCCTCACTGACCTGTTATGGCTTGCATGGCATTCAGAGAATCGCACCAAGGCTACAACTAAAGATTTTGACTCATGGCTTGACGATGTTGAAAGCATCGGACAAAGTGATGACGACCCAAAATCCAAGGGCTAGGCGACTCTAGTCAGCATTGGTTCATCGCTTATCTAGCGTGTGAAACAGGTATTGCTCCATCTGTGTTGTTAGATCAGACAGATCGTATGTTGTTCACAATGGGAATGTACTTACGACATAAAGCACAAATGATGAATGGCAGGCAATAAATGGACAGGGTTCAGGTTTATGGAATTCCAGAGACCATCAAACAACTTGAACTGTTACCAAACAAACTGATCAATCAAGCACGCATTGATTTGCGAGTCGCTGCTGAACCAATGAAGGCTTCGATTGAGTCCTACCTTCCAGATGCTCCACCTTTGATGGGTCGCCAGTTTGATCGCAATGGCGGCATGAATCACAAGGGAAGAACTGGTTGGAATCGTGCTGCTATTAAAGTCACTGTGAAAACTTCTTTTAGCAAACGAACACAAAAAAATCAGACTTCACTTGTGTCTGTTTATGTAGGTGGCAAAAAAGGAACTTACGGAGCAGCAGGTTTGCAGATTGCTGACATGGCTGGTCGTCGTAACAAAGTCAAAACTGGCGGCAGAACCAGAGATTACGCCTACAAAGGTGGCACACGCTCCCACGCCATCAATGGTCAAGGCAGAAGCATGATCGAAAAACTACAAGGCAGGCCATCACGCTATGTATGGCGAGCCGCAATGTTACACATGACAACTGTCCAGACTTCGGTGCTTCAATCATTAGATAAAGTTAGTAAGAAAGTTAATCAGAATCTGGTGGTGAAGTAATGGCAATCATTGTTCCAATTGTTAGTGCATGGAACCCTGCTGGATTAAACAAAGCACTTGCTGACATTCGCAAGGCTGAAGGTACTTTTAACAAGTTTGTTGCTGGAACTTCTGGCATCGGCAAATCAATGTCGAATGTTGGCAAATCGCTTTCGATGAATGTCACGTTGCCACTGACTTTGGTTGGTGCTGCGTCTATAAGAACTGCTGCTGATTTCGAAGTTGCAATGGCACAAGTTGCAGTTGCTACTGACACACCTGTTTCGGGCTTGAAGAACCTTTCTGATCTAGCAAAACAACTTGGTGCTGACACAATCTTCAGTGCTAACGAAGCCGCACAAGCAATGCTTGAACTTTCAAAGGCTGGCATTACTCCTGCTGAAATTTCTGCTGGTGCATTAGAAAGCACCTTGAACCTTGCCGCTGCATCTGGAATGGCACTTGCTGATTCTGCAGTTGTTATGTCTGCAGGAATGAACACATTCAACCTGAATGCTTCAGATGCGACAGCAATCGTTGATGCTCTTGCTGGCGCGGCTAACGCATCGGCTGCTGATGTTTCTGACATCGCTCTTGCACTGCAACAGACTGGACAACAAGCAGTTGCATCTGGTCTAACTATTCAAGAAACCACTGCTGCACTTGCTGCATTCGCTGACGCTGGCGTGCGTGGTTCTGATGCTGGTACTTCTTTCAAGACCTTCTTGCAACGTCTGAATCCTGTATCTGCTGAAGCCGCAAGCACAATGAAGAAACTTGGAATTGAGTTCTTCGATTCTTCTGGCAACATGAAAGACCTTAAAGGTATTGCTGCTGAAGTTGAACAAGGCTTCAAGGGACTTACACAAGAACAACGTCTTGCAGCGATGCAAACAATCTTTGGTTCTGATGCGCTTCGTGCTGCAAACATTCTTTACAATGAAGGTGCAGATGGCATAGCAGGCTACATTGGCAAGACAACTGAACTTGGCACTGGCGTGGAAATGGCTGATGCCAGAATGTCTGGCCTTGCTGGTTCACTTGAATCCTTAAAAGGCAGCATAGAAACTGCTGCACTTGTGATTGGCGAAGTATTAGCACCGACAATCAAAACTGTTGCTGGTGTGATTCAAAGGTTCTTCAACAACTTTACAAACTTAAACACTTCAACACAAAAAGCGATCATCTTCTTTGGTGGTCTTGTTGCTGTTCTAGGGCCAGCACTTTTCATCTTCGGTGCATTCTTAGGATCACTTGCAAACATTGCAAAGGTAATGGGAACCGTGAACTTGCTCATGGGAACCCAGATCGGATTGTTCAAGGGAACTGCATTCGCAGCGACACAAGCAACAACTGCTGTCACAATCTTTGGTCGCGCTGCTCGCATTGCTATCGCTGGCACTGGTATTGGCTTGTTGGTAATTGGTCTCGCTCAATTGATCATCATGATGACTGGTCTTGGTGATGCAACAACAACTACGGCGAACAAGTCAGTTGCTGCTGGAGCGCGTATGCGTAACTCTTTCGCAGGCGTACAAGATGAAATTGATGCGACGATTGCAAAGAATGCCGCACTGCAAAGATCATTGGCTTTTGGAAAAGAGTCACGCGATGCTGCACGTTCAAGAGGTCGCAACGAAGCACCTGCAAGAGTCATCAGCGTCACTGATCAACTAAGAGATTTGAATCTTGAATTAGATAAGGTTGGCGGCGGCGGCGGCAAAGCAGAAACTGCACTTAAGGGTTTGAGCGCGGCAGGCAAAGCAGCAGCAGTTGCAATGAGTCGCTTGTCTGGTGAACTCAAAATTGAGAATGACAAACTTAAGGAAATCAACGACAGATACGACGCATTCAGAACATCAGTCACAACTGCAATCAAGGGTGTTATTGACTTTGGTGGCGCAATGTCTAACTCTCGCAACACACAACAGGCTGCTGTTGATGCGACCAAGGCACTTGCTGATGCTCAGACTGCATACAACACTGCACTTAAAACTGGCGACATCAAGGATCAAGAAGAAGCCTTGTCCAGACTTAATGAAGCACAAGCAACTGCAACTGCATCTGTGACTGGAAAGAAATCATTCCTTCAAGTTCTACAAGATCAAGCAGATCAGGCATCAACTTTCAGCAGTAAGGTTCAGACTCTTATCTCGATGGGTCTTTCTGAAGGTGCAATTGGTCAGGTGCTTGCAGCAGGTGCTGATGCTGGAACTGCCATCGCGGATGAAATCATTGCGGGTGGATCAACTGTTGTTGCAAAGGTTGATCAACTTGTTGCTGCCACTGCTAAGGCTGCAGAAGAACTTGCAATTGCTGGCAGGGTTCAGTTCTACGACGCAGGTCTTGCTCAAGGTCAAGCACTTGTTGATGGTGTCAAAGCCGCTATTGCTGCTGCAGGTTTTACGATCAACATCGAAGGCGGCCTAATAAATCAAGGGGCAATTGATCTAGTTAATTCCACGCTTGCAAAATACAAAAAGTCAGGCAAGAAATTAACAAAGACTGAAAGACAAAAGATCACTGACCTTGCAAATCAACTTGGTGTCGATGTTCCTGCAATGGCTAAGGGTGGCATTGTCACAGGGCCAACTCTTGCACTAATCGGTGAAGCAGGGCCTGAAGCAGTCATTCCTTTAACTGGCAACAACATGCCTATGGGCGCAACTTACAACATCAGCATCAACGCTGGTATGGGCGCGGATGGTGCTGTCATTGGTCGTGAAATCGTGGATGCAATTAAGCGTTACGAGCGCGTGAGCGGCCCAGTCTTTGCGAGCGCATAGTGGCTGTTCCAACAACTAAGGTCTACATTGGATTTGATCTGGCTGCTTCTGGCGGCAACTTGTTTGTTCTTGATGATACCACTAAGGGAAAACTTAATTCATCTTTTGTGCTTGGTGGCGATGTGCTTACTGATGTCACTCAGTATGTTGCTTCTGTTTCCATTGATCGTGGTAAGTCGCGTGAACTGGACAGGTATACGGCGGGTCACGCATCTGTAAGCCTGCACAATGACAGCCGTATCTTTGATCCGTTCAACGCTTCAAGCATTTACTATTCACAGATTCTTCCACGCAAGCCAATAGCAATTGAAACAAATGGCGAACGTGTCTTTACTGGATTCATTGATGACTGGGATTTGACCTATGACATTTCAGGCAAATCATTTGCAAGCGTTTCTGCCGTTGATGGTTTCTTGCGTCTGTCTGCTGCTGAACTAGATTCATTCACAGCAACAAGCCAATTAAGTTCAGACCGCATTACAGCAATTCTTAACCGCCCAGAAGTTGCATGGCCTATTGCAAACCGTTCCATTGCCACAGGCTTAACAACTTTGCAGGCTGATGTTGTTGCAGAAAACGCAAACGCTTTACAGTATCTGCAGTTAGTAGAAACAACCGAGAACGGCAGGTTATTCATTGACCGTTCTGGAGCCGTGACATTCAAGAACCGCGTAACAATTCCACCACTGACAACCACTGTAACTTTTGCTGATGATGCCACTGCCAATGCAATTGGTTATACAAACATAGGCGTTGTCTATGGATCAGAAAACCTTTACAACCGTGTGACAATCACTAGGGCAGGTGGAACTCCACAGGTTGCTGACTCACTAGCGTCACAAAATCTTTATGGTGTTGCTGCCTATTCAATTGACGGGGTACTCTTAACCACCGACACAGAAGCATTGGCTTTGGCTGAATACTTAGTTGGTTTGTATGACGAACCTGAACTGCGTATCAACTCGCTGACTGTAGATTTGCACAACAAATCTTCAACACAGGTAGATGACCTTCTAACCATTGAGATCGCTGACGTTGTGAACGTGATCTTTACGCCTAACAAGGTGGGCGCGGCCATAAACCAGTACGCCATTGTCACAGGTATCAAGAACAACATTGGCATTGACCGCCACGAATTAACCTTAGAACTAGGTTCGGTTTCCAGTTTCCCACTTATTCTGGACAATCCTATTTACGGCAGACTAGGTGGCTCGTTGCCAGTCTACGATTCAGCAACTACCGCTTACGATGCAGCACTGATAAACTATGACGGGTCAGAGCAATTTGGCTACGTTCTTGCATACTAAGGATTCTTGATGGCAACTAACTTTCCAACTAGCGTTGATGCTTTAACCAACCCTGTTTCTAACGACTCACTAAACAGCCCTAGTCATTCAACGCAACATGCAAACGCTAACGATGCGATTGAAGCCATTGAAACTTATTTGCTTGGTGGTGGTCAAGGTCTGACACTTATCAAGAAACAAACTATTGGTTCTGCTGTAACCAGTGTGAATGTAACAAGTGCCTTCAGCGCAACCTACGAAAATTATCAAATTATTGTTTCAGGTGGTGTTGGAAGTACGCCTGCTTCGATGGATTTAGTCATTGGTGCTGCTAGTACGGGTTATTACAATGCAGGTGTTTATGCTACATATGCAGGTGGCTCACCTACTACAACTGCTCAAGCAAATGCAGCATATTTCAGTCAATGTGGATTTTTTAGCGCGAATGGTATGCACGCCAATATATTTGTAAGCGCACCTTTTTTAACCAAAAATACGATAATAAATGCCACAGCGCATCAACTTCAAACAACAGGAGTTGGATTGTTCAATGGTGGTTATTTGAATAACACAACTTCGTATACAGATTTTACAATTCGTGCAGGTGCAGGGAATATGACTGGTGGGACAATCTACGTGTACGGATACGGAATTGGACAATGAGCAAACCCTTAATTCAGATTGACGATTTAGTTCGTGAAATGACAGATGCTGAATACGCCGACTATCAAGAACAACAGGCATCTGCCGTAAACTTAAACTTAGAAACAACACAGGAGTAAAACAATGGCAGGCTTAGGCAGAAAAGTATTTACCGCAAGTGACGTATTGACGGCCAGTGATCTACAATCGTATGCCGTTGATCAGAGCGTGATGAACTTCGCAGGAACTGCTGCACGTTCATCTGCTATTGCTACACCGACAACAGGTATGACCTCTTACAATCAAACTTCACAGCAACTTGAGTCTTACAATGGTTCTGCTTGGGTTGGTATGTCAGGTATGCAGTTGGTTAAAAGCCAAGTAATTGGGTCAGCAGTAACATCTGTAACCGTAACAAATGCTTTCAATGCGACATACAACAATTATTTTATTGTCATTGACGGTGGCACAGGTTCAAGCGCAAATGCTGGTCTTACATTAAAAATGGGAGCAGCCGCTACTGGTTATTACAGTATTTTAAGTTATTGCACTTATGCTACAAGTTCTGCTTT